TGCTCATGTTATTACCTCTGAGTTGAAGGCTTCTTTGCCTAAGATTCAAAAGGCACTTGATGGAGCATGTGCTATGTCATCTGTAGCAGGGTTTTTCACCCAGATTGGTAAAACTCTCTCGGGTATTTTAAAATCTACAGTAACTTCTCGTATTATTGCTGACATGTGTATGCAGGATGGTCCTGCAGACATAGAGTTGTTCTTATGGGCACTCGTGGTCGGTGGTGGTGCGTTTATGTTGACAAGGAATAACCAGTCTATCTGGGAAATTTTTGGAAAGGTTGCTATGATGGCCATGCCAATGATGGCCTCATCTCAAGTGAGGAGCGTAATGAGTTACGTTACCTCAAATTGGGTACAATTGTTCAAATCCCCGATCCAACGCTGCGAGGGGGTGAGACAAGGGTTCTTGGATGAAACTTTTACAGGTTTCTCCATGGAATCAGTGGTTCATTTGCTGTTGCTGACAGCTAGTTTGATTGCATACAAGAGTATACCCAGTTTTGAGTCTATTGCCAAGCAAGTGAAGCAACTAGGATCTATTGGACGCGACTTAGGTGGTTTGAAGACTGGTTTTGCTACATGTAAAAGTATAGCGGATGAGGTTTCAGGGCTGATTTTGGATATGTTGGTGGATCAGGATCCTAACTTTAGCGACTTGAAAGCATTTTTGAAATTTGATTTGTTAGAAACGTTAGCTGAGATTCAAGAGTTATCCTTGGAACATAACAGGTTCAAAGCTTTTGCCACTCCAGAGAGAAGGAAACACATTCGCACTTTGTATGATAGGATTCAGGTTGCTGTGGAATATGGTTGCAAAATGAATTATACTGGCAATTTGATGTCGCGTATCAACAAAGCTGAGAAGGATATTAGGAATAGATTGGATGAATTGCATATATATAAGGGGTTGGGTTCCGTTCGCATCGATCCGGTGCATATCTGTCTCTATGGTGAGTCAGGTATTGGTAAATCAACACTTATGAAAAAGATGGGTGATAACATCTTGGATTTTATGGGCGAACCTTTAGTGGATCGTAAATATGCTAGGAATGTTTCTACGGAATACTGGGATGGCTATTTTGGTCAAGCCTTGGTTACGTATGATGATTTAGGGGCGGTTGTTCACACGGCTACTCCTAATGATATCACTGAGATCATCAACATCCAATCAAATGAGCCCTGCATGGTACACATGGCTGATATAAAGGAGAAAGGTAAGCACTTTGAGTCAAAGTATATCATCTCCTCAACAAATATTCCATGGTTACCTGGGGACACTCAGTTGAGACATCGAACAGCTTTTCACAGACGCCGTCATAAGCTTATCCAAGTGACAAAAGTTGGGCCAATGAGGGGCGTGGATCCCCAAACGGGCCGACTTGATATCACTTCGCATTTGCGGTTTCAATTGATGGATCCTTTGCGAGAACAAATTCCTTTGAGTGATGAAATGACATATGAGGAGATGATGATGGACGTGTGTGGATATGTGGATCGTCACATGGAAATACAAGCCCAAATTTTGAAAACCTCATCAGAAGGAGATGGCGATGGTAAATATTTTCGTGAGCAATTTGAGAATAGGAAAGAAGCGCGCACAACTACAACACCAATTGAAGAGGAAGCTTGGTTGGAAGAGAATGATTTGCGCGAAGGAATCCGCCAAGGAGGAGC